TGTTGCAAGCTTGTCGATTCTCGCATCCGCAACCTTGAGTATCTTATGGATGACCTCAAGAATTATGGCAACCGTCTCAAGAACGAGAATGAAGACCATACAATCACTGACCCAGAGATCACTGTCAACCAGCAGGATGACATTGATGACCGCATCAAGAAGCTTCGTGAGCAATACGCATACATACGCAATATGCACTACGTCTTCAAGACCATGGTACGTCCTGAGATAGAGAGACGCACAGGCTACACGATGGATGCTTACAAGTCCAAGCAACAGCTTGAGACCGAACGCAAGACTAAGAAGTGGTCGCACTTCCGCAGACGTGTCACCATGGATGTCTACATGTCATGGACACCCAAACAGCGTCAAGCTTACACAGAGAAATATGGTCGTAGGGTTCAATAGCCCTACGATACACATCACGAAGCCGGAGCATCACGCTCTGGCTTCTAACTCATTGCCAAACTCAGCTAGGTCTAGCGACCTGGCTTCGTCCCGAGACCTGGCTGACTTGCCTTACGACCCTTCGAGGGTCAACAGCAAGGTCAAGACGCTACGCTCTTAACAATCTAGTCCCCACCGGGGCTAGGGTAACGCCTCAGTCCCTAAGGAGGATATTATGTTCAAGCAAAACCTAAAGAAACAAATCAAATCTGGTGCAATTGCTGGCTACAGCAACTTCGAGAAATGGCGTATGTTTGTCGGTGCGGCAGAGGTTGCATACCTCAACCCGTCAGACAAACGCCTCGAAGAAATAAAAGCCTACTCTACCAAGCTTATGAAATCTGATTACATAAATTTCAGCACAAAGATGAAAGCTAGTCTGCTTCATTCAGAATGTGGAAGCCAACAGATTCTTAAGCATCTATTAGGAAAATTTAGCCAACTGAAAAGGGAGGGCGTACTATGATTTTCTACATCGTTGCTGGTGTGTTCTCAGCACTAGCCATTCTATTCTTGTTAGCCAAGTTTGACTTCAAAAAAGTTCTTTGGCTTGACATCCCTATCGACATCGCCTCAACTATCTTACTGGTCGCTATGTTTGCTGGCACATTTGCTGGCATGATGGCGGCAGTGATAGGGGGGTGTATAATTTCTATAACCCTTTATGCAATGAAGAAGCTCAAAGGTTACAAAAAGCCAATGAGAAATAAATTCAAGTATGAATGGGTGGAAGTAAACAAATGATAAAACGTGCAACAGAGATGACTGTCAGTGAGTTTGGCAGACATCTCAAAGCCAATAGAGATAAGTTGTTTCGTTTCTGGGCTTACAGAACAGAACAGAGACGAGGCACTGGCACACAAGTTTCTTCACCAACAATCAAAGCAGCAATGCAAAGAAGAAAAGCCAATTAACAATGGAGATTGACACTGTTACCCACCATGGAGGGTCGCAATGCAGTGACAGAGGACAGACGTGATGCCTCAAACCTAACCATGTCAACGCAAGGAGAAATCGACATGAACTTCGCTCAAATCACAATCTCAGGTAACATCGGTAGTGAACCAGAAATCCGTGACGTAAACGGTACTAAGGTCGCTAACTTCTCTGTTGCCGTCAATGAAGGCTACACAAACAAGTCTGGCGAGAAGGTGGAAAAGACCCACTGGTATCGTGTAGAAGCTTGGGACGGTAGCAATGGCAAAGGCCTAGTGTCCAATGTCATCGAGAAGTATGCCACCAAAGGCACTACTGTCTTCGTTCAAGGCTTTCCAATCATCGAGGAGTATGAGAAGGAAGGTCAGAAGCAACGTTCATTCAAGGTCAAACTTGCTGGTGCAGGCTCAACATTCCGCCTAGCCAGCAAGGGTACATCAACAGAGGGTGCGCCTCAAACATCTAACGCACCATCTGGTGTTGATGACGACATTCCATTCTAGTAAACCGTTCCTCTAGGATGGAAGGGGGTAGTGGCAATCCAACGGCCACTGCCCTTTTTTAGTGCCAAACACAAAGCAGAAGGTTGTGGAGTGTTGTGGTATAAACACACAACAATGGTTATGAGGAGGGTTGGATGCCGAGTGTGTCGGTAGCAAAGCCAACCGCAGGGGTGAAAGGACGGAGATGGTGTACGCCTCGAGCAACGTACACTTGAGGTACTCATAAACATTCTTTTAAAAAATGTGAAATATTCACAAGGAGTTCACAATGCCTACTATGGAAACCGTAATTAAACCGTTTGAAGAACAAGTATCTGTCATTACTTATGACCACTTTGATGGTGACTTTGATGACTATCGCAAAATCATTGGCGCTCGTATGCTCACCTTTGTGCGCCTCTATGAAAATGGCGATGGTGTGTATCTCGATGATGAGGGTTTGTATGCAAAAAATCAACACTTCTGGATGCACGCTAACTATCCTCAACCCCTTGTAAACATTGGTGTTTTTGTCGGTACTGACAACCAAGGAAACACAATACCGCCTCGTACTTCATTGACACAATTTGTTAAGGATGTTGTATTTATAGGTTCACGCTATCAAATGGCACTTTACACAAGAGCCAACAGTGAATTGATAGATGATAGCCAAGGCTATGAGGATTATAGAAATATATTCTTCAACAGAGATGCGGAAGGAAATTATTATGCAAGCCAACAATGATAATAACATGACCCCATCTATTGCCATAATGATAGCTGAGGGAATTGAAACGCCTCGAAGTGAGGACGAGTTTATTCAAGCATGGCAGTACATTTATGACTCTAACCTTTATCTGCAATTGCAGGGTTGGTACGGCAGGCGTATTCAAGACATGATTAGAGAGGGAATATTAGATGCCTGATATATTTTGGGTGGAATGCCCTGAATGTCTGGGCGAGTGCATTATCGAGTACGAAGTGCCAAGCCCAGACTTTAGGTATGGAGGAGAACTTATAGGTGAGTTTCGCCACTGCGAGACTTGCCAAGGACACGGTGAAGTAAAGCATGAGGAGGAGTAAACATGCTAAATTATCTACGCAGAGTAAAACCAATCAACCTCAAAGCAGGATGGATTGGGTGGTTCGTCACTGTTCACCTAACACTATCATTTACGATTATGTTGATGATGATAGCAGTGGGCATCAACCCGACCCTCTTGGTTTCAGTGATTGGTGCGCCCCTGTGGATTGGCGTAGCGTTCGCCTCAAAGACGATAACTGATAAAATTATGGAGGACTAAATGGAAATCAGAAGCGATATACCAATTCCGCCTCGCAATGCTTACAGCCAATTTAGTGCTGTTGCATTAAAGATGACTGTTGGTGATAGCGTTGATGTACGCAAAAGCCAAGCTGTGTCTATGTGCCAAGCTATACGCAGACAAGGCTGGCAAAGCACAATGCGTAAAGTTGATGATGATACTTGGCGTGTATGGAGGACTAAATGAAAATGTACACATCAATGAGTGGTACTATAGAATGTACCAGAGTGGTCATGTATACTGATGACCCAAACTTTGTTGCAATCAAGTTTTATCAAGGACAGCATGATTGCCCACTAACTGTCTATGCTTCTGCCTCAGACGAAAAGACCTTTGAGTTTTTTACTGGCATAGAAGCTAAAGACGTAACTATTCTATTGGAGGAAACAGATGCACCAACAGATACCACTAAATCAGCTTAAACATTCGCCTGACAATGTACGCAAAGTAAAGTCTAGCAAAGAAAGCATCTCACAACTAGCCGCCTCAATCAGAGCCAAAGGTCTGCTACACAATCTTGTCGTAGTAGAAAATGGCAAAGGCTACAACGTCATTGATGGTAACAGACGCCTCGATGCTCTAAAAAAAGTTTATAAACCTGACCAGCTTGTTCCCTGCATTATCCTAGAATCTAACGACAATGAGGTTGGCCTTCATGCAAACATGATGCGTGAGGATATGCATCCACTTGATGAGTGTGATGTTATCCAAGCCCTTGTTGCTGACGGTTCTGAGGACTTTGACTCAGTAGCTAAACGATTCGGTCAGACTAATCTATGGGTTAAACAGCGTATAAGCCTCTCTGAGCTATCAGACAAGGCTAAGGAGATGTTCCGTAGCTATCGCTTCAACTTGGCTGTAGCGCAAGCTCTGACGCTTGGTAGCCATGAGAAGCAAGATGAGTATCTCGACAATGACTACGAGACATTTCACGCTGAGTCTGTCAAACGTGCCATGACAAACCAAAAAATTCCTACAAGTGCTGCTCTATTCGACATTGGTACTAAGGAACGTGCAAAGCTTGGTATAGAAGCTGACCTATTTGGTGAGGAAGAGTTTATTACAAACAGAGATGCGTTTGAGCATCTACAAGAAAGCCACATATTCAACGTATGTGAAAACTACCGCAAAGAATATATGGACGTTATCTATCTCAAAGACCAGTATCACTGGGATGCCCCTGAGTGCCGCACACTTGATGCTGTATATGGCGATGACCACGGCTTTACCAAACAAGACATGATTATGGTCGTTACCTACAATTCGTACCAATACAGACTGGATACGAAAGAGATGGTACTCAAGGACATGAAGGAAGCCCAAGAAGCCCAAGATGAGGCTGTTGAAGAGGAAGAAGAAGAAGTAACGCCTCTGACCTACAGCAACCCACAAAGGGACTTACTTCATGCATACTTTGCTGACTATGCAATCACAAGATTGTGGTCTATCGGTGACGATGCAACCGTTAGCAAGCTAATGAAATCCATGCTTGTCCATCGCAAACTTGGATACACTTACTCAGCAATCAATCGTGTAGGTAACATCTACGCAGAAAGTCAAACAATATTCCCAGGAGGGGAGACACCAGATGGCTACACTGAACCTAGCTATATTGAGCTTATTGAAAAACACCAAACTGATGCTCACAATGCTTTTGAGGCTGATGGAACTAGCCCACTTAGCTACTGCATGTCTCTCGATGATGAGAAGCTTGATAGGCTATTTGTTGCGTGCTGTCTCACAGGTCTTTCGAGGTACGATGTACAAGCGGAATGCCTCGAAGAGTTTATTGGCTCTCCCGAAGCCTACGGAAACTGGTTCAAACCAGACGAAACGTGGCTAAACAAATACAAAGCCAATCAGCTTTCAATGATGGAAGACTTTCTGTTTGGCAAAGTATCTAACGACTCAAGAGCCAATCGTGTCAAAGCTATCAAGGATGAGCTTGCTAAGAATCCTGTCTTTAATCCTTACGGTTCTTGGCCACAGTTCAAGCCCCAATAAGCAATCAATGCTGACTCCGCTACCCCATCTTCGCACTTCAACTCCCAGCAGTGTGAAGCTTGGGGTAGTAGGTAATCTGCTCTTGCTCTAGCTAAATCTTTATCAGAAGAAACATTCAAGTCTTTCTTCCACTTTGCGGCTCTTACTTCAACATACTCAATGTCCAGAGCCACAAATAAGCCAAGATACAGACCATAGTTTAAGCCTGTCTTAAACGTAGAAGCCACACCCTGCCTCGGCATAGATTGTTGCTTCTCAATATAAACTATGTCTGGATGAAATACCTTTAGATAATCAACTATTCTAACAAGATTAAGGAGCTTTTTCTTTTTAACTGTAACGACAGGGGTTCTATATGCCGCCACTTCATCACCATGAATAAAAGTGATGCCACCTGTCAGTCCGGGGTCAATCCCACACACTATCATCTTTAATCTCCAACTTAATCTCAAGGTCTAAGGCTTCAGCCCAACAATATGCATTAAACAGTGTTGGCTTCCTATTACCAATTTCCCACTTAGCACAAAGGCCTGACGCAACGCCAAGCCTCTGGTCAACTTCAGGTTGCGTAAGTCCTAATTCGTACCTACGTCTTTGAAATTGCTTGATTAAATTAGAGGTAAAAGCTGTTTCACTCATTCACTTCACCTATCACATAAGCCAAATATATGCTAATGTGAATTGTTATGCAAGGAGGACAACATGGGCATGACTCGAAAACACTATCGGTGGCTTGCCACTGAGATTGCACCTATCACTACAAACAAAGAATTATTTATAAAAAAAGTAAAGGAGATTGCTGGCAGAAACTTTGACCAATACCGCTTCCGTGATGCTGTAGAAGATGCATGGGCGGATGCACAAGCCGATGAATGCGGGCCTGACTTATACAAGCTGGCCGATTACAAGGAGAACTAAATGCTTACTGAAGCACAAATCAAGGAACGAGCCACCTATATCGGCTCATCAGACGCAAAGGTTATCGCCTCAGGTGACATTGCACAATGGGTAACTCTCATCAGACAAAAGCTGGGTGAAGAGGTTTGGAAGCCCAACAAACAAACACAGTTGATGTTAGACGCTGGCTCACACATGGAGTCATTCATTATTGACCAATGGTCAGCACTAGAAAAAAGAAAGGTAGACTTTCGTGGCGGTGGAAAAACTATTCTTATTGACGATATCCCTATGCATTCTACCTTTGATGGTCGTGTTGCTGGGGATTCTGCTCCATTGGAAATTAAAACTCATTTTGGGTTTAAGGACATGGACGAACTATGTGAACTATACGCGCCACAATGTCAGCACCACATGCTTGTGGCTGGTAGCAACCGTTGTTACCTCGTTGCCCTATTTGGTGTTAGATGCCGCTTAGAATGGCGTATGATTAAGAAGGATGACAGTTGGTGCGAACAGTACATGAACCAATGCCGTATGTTCTGGCAAATGTACAAGCACGACACACACGCTCTTCCAGAGGCTCTGCCACCTGTAGATTACTCTGATATGTTTACAATGGATATGCGTGACTTACCTAACTGGTCTGATGAAGATGACCATCTGTTTGGATTCCAGTCACAACACATCATTGATGCGAAGCAAGCTGTTAGCCTCAGCGATGAAGCCAAAACTATGTTTAAGGATAGAATGCCAGCTAAGTGTCGTAGAATGGACTATGACATTGGCGGTAATCTTAAAGGCCACAAGATTCGTGTTACACGTTCTCGCAGTGGCACACTAACCTGTACTCACATTGCACCTAAGGAGGACAAAGATGCCTAGAGGCAGACCAAAGAAAGTAAAGCCACAAGTAAAAACTGTATATGCATTAACAGAGGAACAAATCGGAGCAATTAAACGTGCTAACGAAGCTATGTTTGCTATGTCTATAGCATACCGACAAGTTAGACACCCAAGCTACGATGCAATTGTTAATTTAGACGATGCATGGGCAGAGTTTCACGCAGTATTTGATGAGGAGATTCACAATGACTGATTCACCGTGGTCAATCCTATCTAAGTTTGACGTATCGGCTCAAGTCGATAAGAAAAACAACTTTGACTATCTTTCATGGGCATGGGCATGGGCTTATGTCAAAGAGAAGTATCCAGAGTCCAACTTCGAAAAGCACATCTTCCGTGACAATCAAGACAATCCGCTACCGTTTATGCGTGACACTAAGGGTCATACATACGTTGCTGTCACTGTCACTATCCAAGGTCTGTCACACACAGAAATCATGCCTGTGCTAGACTTCAGGAACAAGTCTGTGCCTCATCCTGATGGCTTTGAAGTCAACAAAGCTCATCAGCGTTGTCTTGTCAAAGCTATCGCCTTTCATGGCCTTGGCCTCAATCTGTATGCTGGTGAGGACTTACCGCTTGACCTAGACGATGATACGGATGATATCATTCGTGACTTTCGTGCAGCGACCACGATTGCAGACATTGACAAGGCTTGGCGTAGTCATGCAACCTCTATTGGAAAGCTATCAAAGTCTAGCAAGCAACAAATTACGGATGAGTTCAAAAATGCCAAAGCGTCTCTCAAGGCAAGCGCAGAAGCGTGAACGTAATACGATAACTTATATCTTTTCTCGGTGTCGTAATTGCGGCAAGATGGTCAACAACGAATTAGATTGTTATACCGTCACAGCCGCAATGGATATATTCTGCGAGTCTTGTTACTACGACATAGGCTGGCAGAATATCGAGAAGAGATATGAAAACTATTCAGAACCAAGAGAATTACCAGTTAAGGCTTATAGAAATGACACATGAGGTATTGTCCGATAGAGACATGCAAAACATACTGGCTAAGAAAGCTGTTATATTCTCACCTGAGTTTCAGCAATATGAGGGATGTCTCTGGGTCACTGGCTCAGGGATATTCTCTTCATATCGCAGTATGTTTGTAAACGTAGAACACACACATTTTGGAGAAGTTAAGGTAACAGTTACTGTCACAGAAGACGATAGAGGTCGTACTAACTATCTTGTATGGGGATATGGAGATAGCGAAGACAAAGCATCTATCGGTAGAATGCTGGTATTTCTTATTGATGATATACTTGAAGGCAGGGGTGAGCGTGTAGCTGTATCATAGGGAGCGATTATTATGACTAATACAACAACACAAGACCCATACAGATATTGCCAAAACTTTGATGTTTATGTGGAAATAACCATAGAAAGAAAACTCAAAGTATCCGCTATAGATAAAGAAACAGCCATTGACTTAGGATTAGCTAGAGCTATCAAAAATAGTAAATGGGCTACAACTAGAAAAGGCTATAAGGTGTTAGGGTATGAGGCAATAGATGCCGTACCGCATGACCCTACCTCCGCTTAAATCTATCCAATCCTTTTAAGCCTAAACCAGCAAGTATCGTCACATATAATATGTTCTGATACCAGTCTGGTAACTCACTAAGCCTTTTAAACCCAGCTTGCACTACAGTCTCCATGCCAGGAACAAAGGATAATACACATGGGGCTAGTACAACTATTGTGATTATTTCGTCTTTCCAAGACGATTTAGTAGACTCAGCCATGATAAGTTCCCACTTGCTATCATGCTGTGCCGCAGTCTTCATAATCTCTGACTTGGCTTTTTCTTTCTCAACCTTGCCTTCAAGAAATGTCTGAGCAAGATTACCTACAACGCCTAGTAGCTGTATCATTTCTTTTCACTTCCTAGCCAAACAGCAAACGCACCTGTCATAGCACCGCTAACTACACTAATCATTGCGCTTTGTTGTGTGGTTAAATCATCTAATGACATTCCCCACTCTATCACTCTGATATACATGAAAGTCATTATAAACATCATTAAGCGTGGCAATATCTTCCATGCTAGAAAGCGTTCCATTGTAAGTTCCATCACAAATCCCTCAAATGTAAAGCCCACCAAACCAATGCGCCAAATGCAAGACCAATGAAAATCATAAGCAAAACAATCATTATGATCTCAAATGTTTTCTTTATCTGTCTGCGCCTTGCCTCTGCTTCGTCCGCTCTTTTCTTGCGTATTTGCCCTTCTAGCCGAACAAAGTCATTCCAAGCATTAGGGTTAATACTAAGCATATAAAGCCTAAGCTCTTCTCGTTGTTGACGAATCTTACGAACAGCCGCCCAAGTTTCCATTGCTTCTTCAGCGACAGACTGGCCTTTCTTACGTTTGACTTTACTGTGCTTAGTCTCAATGTCATGACACGCTGACATCCAGCGAGACACGTCTTTGTACATTCCTTCAATGTCTTTACCAAAGGCTATACCTTTCTTGACTGCCGCAAATGCACTAGCCGCCAAAGCTATGGTGGCCGGGTCTATCATTTGCTATCTCTTATTTAACTTTTGCATATTTGGGAAACGAGTTTTGTCTTCAGCTTTTGCAGTTGTAGACCCAAAAAGATTACCCATCTTCTTTACTACTTTTGATGCAAAACCAGAAATCTGTTGACCAAACTCTGCGAATCCAGTTGTAGATTGCCTAGCTTTAGTGCCTTTATATCTTTTTTGAAAATCTGACATTTTACTTCTTTCTGCTTTTCCAGATGTTAATAGCAAGCAGAACGATAGTCAGGCTAACAGCCACAAGCCCTAGCCAATCATTCAGGGCTTGCAACCACAGAGGCGCAGTAATACCACCAGCCGCTAATGCAATGTCGTTCTGGTTCACCCTGCAATCTCCGTTACACATATCATTGAAATACCGCGCTCCATGTCAACCGCGTCTGTATCTGATACACATCTGTTTAAGTAGTAATTTATAGCAGTGCCACGATTATTTTGAACACCAACCTTGTATGTCACCTGCGAAGTTGTACTTGGCGTATCAAAATAATTATAAATAGCTAATTCTGGTGTAGAACTATTATCTGTCGATGTATAGCTAAGACTACTACCCATACGAATACCTACATTTCTATTACCAGCGGCAGGAGCAGATAACTTTGTAGAATCTCTATAGAAAAACCAAGCAGAATCCCAAGTAGCGGCTTCGTCAGCCCACTCCCCATTTATCATAGCTTCAATCTTAATAATGCTAGATGTGGATACAGGAGTTATATTTACAGATAAGACGCTAAATTCTGTCCCAGTTCCTGAAGCACAGCTAATTACTGATGTTGCATCAATCTGTGTGCGCTGAACCTGTAACACCGTACCGCTGGGCAACCCTGCGCTAGTAACAGCAGACAGAGACTGATTGTTTAGTTTTGTTAAAGCCATGTCAGTCTCCCTATCCTATTAAGTAACCACAAAAATTCATGTATTGAGGGGATGTCTCTGGAACATTGTAACTTATATCAATCGTGCATCTCATCACATCGTTTTGAGCTAAATTCATTACAACTTGAACATGATTTGAATAATGTGCTAAATCATTACCTGACCAACCTTTTTGTTTTAAGGTAGTTCCGTGATATAATCCTAAACCTAAATAATCTGCTGTGTTTGTAAGCCCAACATTTGCCCAAATGCAATATACACCAGCAACAGGAACTGTATAACTAGCACCAAGCGTTGAGGAGTTGTCTAAGCCACCCCCACGACTTTCTTCAATTGCATCAAAATATACTGGCTTATCTGTTCCTGCGATTGCGCTTGTTGCAAGACCAGCATATCCTCTAAAATAAAAATAAGGAACTTGAGGTGTAACAATACGCCCACTACTATCAATGCTAATCGCACTAGTTCCAGAGGAGTTCTGGATGTTGTCTACTTTTAATACTGAAGTCATCCTGTTCTCCTATGCCAGCTTCGTTATTTTAACTTGAGTGAAAACTTCAACATTACCAAAACTTGAATTTGTGCCAAGTCCATAAGTGCTAGAAGTTGTGTTACACCTATGCTCAATTTTATAACCAGTAGAAGTTGAAATCGTTACTTCCATTGCGCCAAAGCTACGATTTGTAACACCAGCCGATGCAGATGCATATTCATTAGTTCCATATTTTATTACAGTAGAATTTGTATTATCATATAAACGGGTTTGATGATTAGCTACTTGATAGGCTGGGGCAGACCATTCAATTAAATAAGTACCAGCACCTAATGTAAAAACATTTCCAGATAAACTTACTATTCCATCTGTATCAGCGTTCTCTGTATTTAATGTTCTTGTTTGCCAAGCACCAGAAGTAAATGTACCGCCACTAGTTCCATTTGCTTGTTCTTCTGCAAGTAAAGCTACAGAAAAAGTAGGCTTTTCAAAAGTAACATTACCACTACTATCAATCGTAGCGGCTGTAGTACCGTTTGTGTGTTGGAGCGTTTCAACGCCTAATATACTTGCCATTGATTATCTCCTATCCTGCTATTTCTGTAGCACATATTAAAGACATACCACGTTCATCAAGATTGTTTGCAGTTCTATTTAAGTTCCAATAAGTACTAGCCGCACTCTGATGCACACCAACTGTATATGTTACTTGTGATGTTGTGTTTGGAGTATCAAAGTACATATAGTTAGCAATCTCACCAGTGCTATCTGCATCAGCCCCATTATAAGTTATTGCTGTACCTATCAAAATACCATTTTTATCACCACCAGTAGTAGTGCTTGCTAATTTTGTACTATCTCTATAAAAAAACCACACACTATTATAAGGCGAACTAGTATTTCCCCACTCACCATTAACCATAGCCTCAATCTTAATAACGCTATTAGTAGATGTAGGCGTAATGTTTACAGCTAACACGCTTATTTGCTTATCTACACTTTGGTTACAAGTCCATTGTGATGTTGCATCAATCTGTGTGTACTGCACTTGAATAATACCACCAGAAGGCATTATAACTTTATTTCCAGCAGTCTTAGGTGCTATTTCATCAACGTAAATCTTACTCATCTAAACCACCGTAAACGTGCCATTGATTGTCAACGTCCCTGATATTGTATAAGCCCCAGCAACCATAGCGTTCTCATCTGCCGCTATAGTTACACTCGTTCCACTTGGCAGTTCCGTATCATTCACTCTTATGCCGGTATCCTTCATAATGCTGGATGACATCTTGTTGATATCCACTGAGCCATCTACAGGCGTTACAGTGTTACCCACCTCGCCTAGAGCCACAATGAAGTCTATGACATCGCCAGTAACTAGGTTCTCTGAGAATGTAATCGTTGAGCCTGACACTGTGTAAGCATCGCCAGGGGCTTGGATAACACCGTTTACAGATACAATAAGCTGTTCAGCAGTAGCTGGTTTGAAGTCTGCACTGCTGTACTGCATTGTGTATGCGGCCTGACCGTTTACTACAGTGATGCTGTCTAGCTTTTTGAATTGCCCACTAGAGGGGGCTATACCTATGTATGGCATTATGCTATCCTCGCTATAGAAAGAAATGTGCAACGTGCATTAGTGCTGCCAGAAGGAGCAGTGCCTGTTAAACTTCCAGCGTGTTCAGCAACTTCCCAATCAACAGTGCTAGTTCCTGAGTTATTAACATACCCTTGTAATTGAATTTTTGTTGTAGCGGTGGTTGCTTTGTAGATAAAAGTACCACTTAAAGTTATAGAGCCAATTTCGTCAGATAAATTATCTTGAAGATGTGCGCCAGCACCATATTTGACTGAAAAGTTTGTACCATCTTCAGATATTCTTATATATGCTGCCGCATCAATTATAGATTCTGCACCTAAATCTTCACAACGAAGTCCAATGCTGTAAGAAATTAAATAAACACCGTCACTGCTATCAAGAAGATACGCATCATTTGCGGAATCAAAGTTTGATTTAGTATCATACTTAACAGTACCACTACCGCCAAAATCTACAGTTTCTTTGTTATTATCTGTTAAACCAGTTTGAGCCGTTGTTAAATCAACGTGGAAGTATTCTGTATCTGCTAAATCTATAGAAGAGACAGGGTCAATTTTAGATAATGCCATTAGAGTCTCCCTATCCTGCGATTTCCATAACGGTAATCGTTGATGTGCCGCCAAGAATATAAGCCGCGTTATCAGTTTCATGTGGTGCGTTAATGGTAAGTTCTGTAGAATTTACTGTTGACGAAAACTGCACTTTGTAAGTAACAGCAGATGCAGTTGCAGGGCTGTCTAAAAAGTTATGAGAAGCCGTCATCATTTTGTAGTTGAAATTATTATCATCACCACCGACTGCAATAGTCGCGGCTATTTGATTTCCTGTGGGATAAGTGCTTTCGGTTATCTTTGACGAACCTCTAAGAATATCAAATGCACCGTAAACATTAAGGTCGCCACCAAAGTTAATATTAGTCAGAACAAGTATTTTACTTGATGTGCTAGTTGGCGTAATAGAAACACTTAACCCTGTAATATCTGAAGGTGTTGCGCTTGTTGTTGATTGCTTGTCTGTTTTAGTTGCGCTTTTAACTTGCAGTACACACCCTGTTGGCATATCAGATGAGGTCAATCCAGCCAACTTCGCAGATGTCACCGCACCATTAGCCAGCTTGCCTGTACTTACAGAACCATCAGGCGGTACTACAGTCTGCAATGCTTTGCCCTGATAGATAACGTAGAAGTCATCTGTGCTGGCTACATTGCCTGTCATGTTAAGTGCAGTACCATTCACTGTGTATGCAACGCCAGCTTCCTGACGCACATTGTTTACAAACACCTCAATCTCTTGGGCATTGGCTACAGCATGGGTCAGAGTGTAAGACGCACCGCCATCACCAGTGATGGTCTGCTTGTCCATTGAGGAATAGCTGTTAGATGTTTGGTTGCCTACATATCCCATGCTTCACCTATGAGCTAATATCATCAACAGCAGATACCCATACATCAGCAGATGATGCTGTATCTGACTGTACCCACAACCTGTCACCAGACTGAACCACTACCTTTGCACCACCGTCCAGGACTTGTAATGCACCGCCAGCGGCTATTGGCGCACCTTTGACCAAGTAAATATTGTTAGTGCCATCGTTAATATAGCAATCAACATTAATAGCATTGGTCGTTACATTAGTAATATGGATGCCAACAATGGTATCGTAACTGTCAAAGTTAGCACCGTCTGGTATATCTGCCGCCGCAGTGCCTACTGCGTTTAATGTGTAACGTCTAAAGTTTTGTGCCATTTTAATCTCCTATAGTGCAATCGACATGGCTATGGCAAAGCCAGCCGTAGCAAACCCAGCCGTGGAAACTGCGGCATCTTCCCATTGAGTGCCACTCCAAATCCTAACTACACCTGATGATGAGTTATAATACATATCCCCAGCATCTTTTGTTCTACCGCCTGTTGTAAAGTAAGTATCTGCCGCAGAGTCACTTGCTTTAGCCCCAGCATACTTATCATCAAAGGTCGCAACAGATGCAGCCGCTTCTTCTGCGTAATATTTCGCAGAATATTCTGCACCATCTACAGTACCAGCCGTATAGGTAGCCCAGTCTTTAGCAGAACCAGTTGTGCCTCTTGTCTGTGTACCCACCGCATATTCTTTAGCAGAATATTCAGTGCCATCTACTTGACCTGTAGTTTCTACCGCCCAGTCTTTTGCAGGGCCAGCACCAGATTGATCGGTTACACCAGTGCCGCCAATAGCCCAAGCCTTAGATGAATAATCTGTGCTATCAACAATACCGTTTGTTTTAACAGCCCAATCATTTGCATTTGTCTCTGATGTTGCGGCATTTGTTGCAGATGTAGCCGCATTACTTGCACTTGTAGCGGCATTAGAGGCAGACGTTGCCGCATTGGTAGCTGATGTAGCGGCTGTTACAGCATCTACAACCAGTTCCCAATAAGCTGTGTTTGTGAGCAATGTGCCGCTAGGGCTATCTACAATACAGATATATACATTATCTAATTGTGCTGTAGTTGTTGACTTAACCAAATCATGCTTAACATAATCGGCTGTGGTCGTTGTAGTGTCAGTTCCTTGATATGTGCCAATAGTGGTTGATACCGTTACAGCACCGTTAGCATCAAATGATAGAAACTTATTAGCCCTGCTTGCTGATGAAGGTAGAGTAATTGAAGCGGCAGTATCAGAATCTGACAGCTTCATTGTACGGCTAATCTTGGTTTCTAGCTCTTGCTCAATAGCAATAATCTTGTCTAACTCAGTATTGAGTGACGAGATATTAAAAGGTCCTGATGTTGGGAAGTCTGTAGTTCTGGCTACAGGTATGTCCCTGAAAATAGTGAATGTATCAGTTCCTGCACTATAATTGTCGCCAAGAGTAATATATCCACCAGAAAATCCATCATCTACCGCAGTTCCTGTAACAGCAAACGTACCAGTGCCTGTACCTCTGGACAGCGTAGTATCAATACCAGCCGCAGTTGTTACAATAACATTGATGTCATCAACGTCAAAGAATGGGAAATCAATCGTCAACTGCGTGGTATTAGCAGTTACGGCTTGGGTGTATTGGACTCTAGCGTCATTATCTGCAATTTCTATAGTAGCCATACTTAATCTATTCCCTATTCAAGTTTTCCTGTCTATTCACATTACCCTGACCAAACACTCCATCATATATTGGGTCTAAGTAATACAAATTGCCTGTAGGCATAATAAACCTAAAATCGTTGCCAGTTCTGTAATCAACATTGCCAGTAGCAAAATCACCCAAAACATTGGTTGCATTGATTGCCGCACTAGCACTCGGACCAAATACAGCACCAGCTTTAGCCGCTGTATATACAGGGTATGATTGCTGGTCTGTAAGCAATGGACGCATTCCTAACTGGTAATCGCTAACTTTTTCCATAGCGTTATTTACGTCAGTAAACCATCCAAGCAAACCAGACCTGTCAATTGCATTAATTAACTTCTGGTCAAAAGATTCAGCACTATCAAGACCATACTGCGCTCTCTTAATCTCATTTACTATGGCGGCTAGTCCAACAATTAAGAAAGCACCCTGCCAAAACGCTCCATCTTTTTCTTGCAAACCAGATGTAAGCATTCTTTGCATTGCACCCTGACCATAAGATTTAAACTGTGTAAGCAATGAACCCATCTCTGTAGATGTCCACAATGCTCTATCACCAGCCCCAGGTGTCACGATAATACGCTCAACATTCTGATTTAGAGCGTTTCTAAACTTTAAACGCTGTGTTGCATCAGTCCACGCTTCGGTATTCGGCAACCATTCGTTACCTTCTTGCTGACCAAAACGCTGTATATTATTACGCATAATGGTATAATCTTGCTGACCTATGCCATTCTTTAATAGCTTTTCCTTTTCTATTCTTGTCAGTCTATTCCATCCACCAGACTTCATTATAGATTCAGTCATTCTTAGCATGGTCACATTACCAGCTATTTCTTTAAGTGCCTGATTCCAAATGTTTAACCCATTAAGCAAAAAGAACATGCCAGTTGCGTCATTTAAACTACGCTCAATAGCGTATCGATTGCCAAACAAATCACCAATGTCTGACATAGCATGCGCTCTTAAACCTAGTGTAGCATCAACAGCAACAGCCGCTTTTTCTAGCTCTTTCTTAGACATAGTTCTAATAATACGAGCCTGTCTATCAAACATAGACGCAAAGCCTTTTCCGTAAGCATTGGTAAATCCCTCTACCATGGAAATTCTAGCTATATCAGGAACAGAGGAAATCATTGCACTGCCCATTCCTGTAAGGACATTAAATGATTTCATAACTCTAACAAAACGGCTAGAAAGGGCATGTGGGTCTTTAGATGCACCATAAGTTCCCCTGAGCCTATCTCTTAACCCTCTAATGTCCCTGAGGTCATTCTTCAAACCTTCTGCTAACTGAGAACGTTTTTGATAGTCTGCTGTTTCGCCAATAAGTCTCTGGTATTCATCTTCAACCTGTTTGATAAGGTCATCCATAGATGAACTACCAAACTTTCTTGTAAGTTCAATATCCATACCCATAGTGCGTGTATGGCTTCTAAGAAGAGCTTCAATATCGTTTTCAAGAAACTCTTCTATTAATTCGTCAGGTATTTCTAATGTTCTTGCTTGTGCGCCAGATGGATTCTTAATCCAGTCCAGAGCATCTGTAGCGTGTTCATAATCAATAAAGGGTCTTCTTCTAGTAACAGTATCTAAGACTTCTGCGGCAAATTGATCTGCTTGTGTTGGGCTTAGACGCTTACTTGTCATAGCCCAGCTTTTGATAATTCCAAGAAATCTGGGAATGTTTTGCTCAATTTTATCAATTCTGTATATACGAGGCACATAAGAAAGAGCAGTGTTTACAGTAACTCCTTCATCTCTTAACCTTTGTAGTTTTGCCGTTAAATCTGATACAAGTGCTTGATTGTTAGTGGCTCTGGCTTTAGCTATATCATCTGCCAACTCTCTTTCAAATAACCTTACAGAATTAGCTTCATCTTTGATTTTGTTTAAAACTTTTCTGTATTCTACAGCCGCTTGATTAACAAAAGGTGTTGCCGCATCATCAATTGCATCTGCATCACCTCTACGCATAGCCATGCCAACACGATTTCTAAACTGAACCTCAGTTAAAGAACCATCATGTCTTTTTAACAAATCATCTACTTTGTCAGTAAATCTCATGCCAGTCATCTGCAATGCTCTACGAGCAGGGGTAGATGCGGCCTGAACATTTCTGTAGGCCATGTAAGCCAAATCAGAAGCAGTATTGGCTTCAAGAAGCTGAGGATAGTATGTAGTTCTAAATGTGGTTTCCACAGACTGAGCCATAGCTTCGCCTTGTTGACGCACCTTCTTTTGCATCAAACCACCAACATCTACCATTTCAGGTGCAAGGCTACGAACAATAGGATTGGCACTTTGGAACATTCTGTTTACAGGATTCCATCCAAGTTTTTCAATGCCAATACCAGTTGTTTCTAACGCTTCCATTTCAAGCTGTCTGTAAGCATTTGTTCTTGCTAATTCTGGGCTAATAGATGCACCAGCAGAAGAAATCTTTTTAAGCTCTGCTATTTGTTGTGCTGAATATTGAGATTTTGCCCCAAGTAAATTAACTCTAACGCTATCTTCGTTTAATTTCATTTCAGCAATAGCGGCAGGACTCATACCCTTGCCCAAATGCATACCTATTGCACCACCCAATATACCAGCCGCAAAAACAGAATATGCCGCAAATGTTGCATCTCTGCTTTCATTGTTAAATTCAATTGCGGCTTGAACACCAGCAGTAGGTGCATATCCCATCATAAATCCACGACCAAATCTTCTAAATCTTGAAGCACCGCTTAAATATTTAGGCAAGATAGGCAAAGCTATTGTCGGGTCTGCAATGCCAGCCATTACTGAATAACCAGCACCTGAAGCACTTCTTTCTACAGTCTTCATGTCCTGATAGTCGCTGTTCAGGTTGTTGTACCTATCCATTGCTTCTTCGTGGCTTCCTGAGTGCCTAAAGAAGTAAAGACCATCTTCACCAACTAAGTTCTTTAGTCTTGTATCATTGTAAACACTATATCCTGGGACATCTCTTCTTCTTCCAGTCATGTGTGCCGCACCAAGACGAGATAGTGCTGGAACTATATTGTATTGACGAAATGCCGCTTTTATTGCCTGACCCTCTGTTGGGGTAAACATATCGTAATCAAACTGAGCATCATTCTCTAATGTGCTGCCAATAGGCGTTCCATATCTTTCTTTGCCTATAAAGTTAAACTGAGGCTGTGATTCAATCACGCCTTGTTCTGGTTTTTTTACATCTACCTTTAAATTAGGATTTGGAGCAGGCAGTTGGTCGGTTACCATCTCAGCATCAATAAGCATCTGACGCTGTGTTCTTGCCGCTATAGCCGCTTCTTCTGTTGGTACAAAATCATCGGGAACAGCAAAACTTTCTTCTGCTGTAGCACCAAACTTATCTACACCAAACAGTGCTTCAAAAGAACCTTCTTCCGGCATAGGAAAATCTATTTTATCCATGCTAGGCTCTTCAACTGGCTCTAGCATCATATCATCTGGAGATTTTAAATCTTCTACCAGAGGCTCAGTCTTTTTTTTTAAATAATTACTTTCTTTTCTGCGCCTTGTACTAAAGTCGTCACCAAAATTATTAAGGTTTGCTTCAGCACCTTCCCAATCGCCAGTGGTTACTTGATTCCAAAAGTTGGGTGTTCTTGTTTCTAAGTCACCGTATTGAAAAGCTACAGATGCAACTGCTGTTGCTTGGTTCATTGGCAAGTCATCAAAAGAATTACCTGTCTTTTCTTGCCACTTTGTTTTTAGTATTTCTAATTCTTTTTTCTTGGTATGTTCATAAAGAGCTACGCCTTCACTATCTTCTAAATTTAAATTGCCAGCAACTTCATCAGCTTCAGCACCTTTAAGCCCATAAAAAGGTCTAAGCTTGGCTATTATAGAATCAGGCAATCCAGCAAAGTATGAATCGTCTTTAGTAGAAAGGTCTAATCCAGATACAATTGTAACACCTGAATTGCCATGAGGTTGACCGTTAGCATCTTCAGGTACATAGCCTTGTAGCTTGTAACCTTCTAGCTCTCTGATGAAGTCCCAATCTACATTGCTCATTATAGTTTGCCCCATGCAATTATATTATTCCAGAGACGCATAAAGTCTTGTATTTCTTCAGGCTTTAGTGGTTCTCCAAGGCTTTTTAAAAACTCAGGACTAGCTCCGGGGCTGGTACTAAGTCTTAATTCGTTCAATGACTTTATAAGAGGATTTAAACTCATGTCGCTACCTGTCATGTGGTAGTTTTCAAAAGCTCCCTGAATAACAGATAAATCAAACAAACCATAAGCAGACCAAAAATCCTTAACTTTGCTTGTCTGAATATCATCCATTACCTTTTGGTAATATTCATTTTGAACAGAAGTTCCAAAGTTATAGTTGTAATTTCTTGAAAGAACATGAGGATTCCCATTATGGTCTGTTACTACAACTGTGTAAGTTTGCTGATCTCCGAATCCCATATTCGCATGGAAAGAAATGTCAGACTTATAAATATTTTGGTCATCTAAAACCCTGCGTACAGCTTCGTCTACTTCAGGGTTTCTTAATGTACCGCCTTCTTGAGGTGCTAAAAATTTCTTAACAACATCTTCTGCAATCATTCTATTTGTAATCTGAACATTAGGAATGATTGTTCCATCGCTCAATCTACGACCCGGAACTGTTGCTTGTGCATAATGAATGATAGGTCTTTCTACTAAATGAATTTGACCTGTTCTTTCATCTTCTTCATAGCCAAATCTTTTACCAATAGTTTGTAAAGCACTTCTCATAATCTCTACAGGAGAGCCTTCTCCCATTGATTCTTGCCAGCGTCTAAGCCAAATGCCTTTTAATCCATCACGAACGATTGGGTCACGAATAATTGCATTAGATAAATCAGTAGCATCCAAACCAGCACTCATGGCAAATTCTCTTAGTTGAGCCTGTCTAGTTTGGCTAATCTTTGGATTAAGAAGTTTCCACCAGTTATGTCCCGTTAAAGCATCTCGAAACACTTCGTCAAACTTTTCATCAACAGCGTCATCAAGCCTTTTGCCTTCTGGTCTGTTTGGAAATAGTTTTTCAACGCCTTTATTGTATCCAATATCTCTTTTGCCTTCATAAGCTTTTATTGCATTTGCAACGCCTATCTTGGAAGACAATGTAAAGAAGTGCCTGTCTTCCTCTGAAAAATTATTCATGTCAAAGAAATGGTTCATTTCAACTTGCTGAGATTCACCACTCACAGATGACATGCCAGTAATGATTTGACCCATAATTCTTACAGACTTGTCAGCTAGTTCTTCACTACTTCTAGCACTTTCGAAAATTCTTTTGGCTTCCGGTAAAAGCAAGCCATTAGTTTCATTAGCAAATCTATCTGCCGCATCTGCTGAAGCTTGGAACAAAACATCATCATCAGTAAGAAAATCAAGTTCCGCTACTTTAACTTGACCGTTCTCGTCAGGGGGTAATATAGCTTTATAATTGGGAGTATAGTTATGTATTGATTCCATTTCTGTCTCAGAAATACCAATACCAGCTTGAGCATGAGATAAGGCTTTTCGCCCTTCGTTGATTTTGTTTATTTGTTTATAGTATTCTTTTGCGTAAGAACCAATTGCAGTTTCATAAGCCGCTAAGTCTTCATATTTTCTACCTTTGCCAATTACCTTTCTTGACACAAGGTCAGGGGCAATTGCTCTAAAATGGTCTGGGGAAATAGCGTAGCTACTACCCTTCCCTAACTCCCTTACAAGCTGTACTTCTGATTTTAAAATATTTGGCTCTAAAAATTTCTTATCAAAATAAGATACATAAAAGCTTCTTGCTTCTGCAAATTTTTCAAAATCAAGAACACCATTTTTCCACATCTTAAAGATGTTGTTAAAGTTTTCTGGCAAATCCTTCTCAAAAGGAGTCCCCATAAACTGTTCCCAATTTTTAATTAATGAAACGTTTTTGTTATATTCGTCATTAATAAATTCTTCTCTTTTTGCATCACTAACAGAAAGCAAAGAACCAATTTGAGAACCTTCTAGCTTGTAGATGTCACTGTTTGGATTTGCCAAATCAGTGCTAATATCCTCACCTTTTACATACACCCTGTAATTATAGTTTTGGAATATGTTTTCTCTTTCTTCTGCGGCTTCAGCTTTTCTGGCTTTATCAAGAGTTTCCAGTCTTGTAGCTTTTGCTGTTAAAGTGCTACGCAAAGTATCTGCATCAACGTCAGTATCTTGTCTTGCTTGATTTACAATATCTTCTACAGCCAAAAGTGTTTGCTCTAAATCACCATCAGATGTAAGCCAAGTCTTTTCAATAAAAGATTCACCTACCCTTTGAGTAATGTGATTAACTCTTGAAGCTCTCAACTCGTCTACTTCTGTAGGATTCATTCCTAGTGTTTGAAGATGCTGTAGTGTTTGTTCATCTTCTTCAGTTATTTCACTAATACGCATCTCAAAGCCCTCTACAGACGTATCATCATCGCCCACAGGACCTACGGAATACATATTCCCAAGTTCTTTTGTGTTAGAATTAAACTTGGTTGTAAAATCAGCTACTGCCGCCGCATCAGCATCTATCTGTTGCTGGGCAAAGGCTTTGTTTTCTGATGCTAAAAATGCCGCTTCTACTTTAGGTGCTAATTGAACAAATACCTCATCAGGCACTTGCTCCTTTAATCCCTGTATGTATCCATTCATTTCTGAACGAATGCCCCCAGGATTATTTCTATTATTTGCGTAGGATTGACCAGCCGCAAAATTAATATCGTTGACAGCTCTTGCGGTATATGCACCTACAGCCGCTTCTCTGTAAGTTTTTAAAACACCTTCTTGATCGGCTTTGGGCAGATGTTGAACAGATTTTGTATAATCAAGGTTTACAAGAGGAGCTAGTTTCCATTCGCCATTTTCATCTTTAACATACTTTGTTCCAGCACTCTTGCCGTCTACTTCAGCTTGACGAATAGCATCGTTGTAATCTTTTTTACGAATTTCAGTTCCAAACTCAGTTATCAAAGAACCAAGCTGTTGGTAAGAACGTGCCGCTTGTTTAAAACCAGATAAATCAGGCATTCCTACGGGCTGTGTATATACGCTTCTACCTTTTGTTTTTTGAAATACCATTATGGAGTTCCCGAACCAGCTTGTACTGCACTGCCAATTGTAGTGACAGCTTGACCTACACCTCTAATCATAGCCGCTTGACCAGCTTCCCTAGAACTTTTTGCGCTAATATCATACTTACGTCTATTTGACATACCCATAAGTTTAATCGCTGACACATCCTTTTTAGCAATATTTACTTCGTTCTTTTGCAAAGCACCTACAGAGCCTTGTGTTCTATCAAGAACTACGCCTTGTGCAGACATAGATGTACCTAATGAAGCAAGCTGTTGACGTAAGTTTCTTTCACGCTCTTCTTCTTGTTGTTTGGCTTGCATTTGAGCCATTTTGCCCTGTTCTTCGTAGGACGTGGCTTCCATTTCATAAATGCCTTTTTCTTTTCTAGCTGCCGCAAGTCCAATAACCGCACCAGCAATAGCCATTTCTAAGCCCATTATACTTCCACCTCTAGCAATAAACCGTTAATCGTTATGGGCAACGGTTCGTCTTGGGTTATTGTTACAGTACCTTCATTACCCCATCCTAGTAAATACACTTCTTTACGACCAGTAACAGGGTCAGGTTGATTGGCAAAGTTATTTGTAACTCTTCTAATCAACAATGTCGTACCTTTTGTTTGTACGTTTAGCGTTTCATTTAAGTCCAGTACAGCACGAACTACCCTGCGTTTTTGACCAAATGATATACCATCCGGCAATTGAAACTCTGGCGGTAGTGTTACTAGCTGGGGTGTATAGCTTAAGCCAACTTCAATGTTGTCTACAGCCGCTGTAAGCGTAAAGTTACCGCTTGCATCTGTTGTATATGTACCCATCGAGTAATTGTCAGACTTAACAACCACAGTCGTATTTGGCATGTGTGCAACAGTCCAATTAGTTTTGGCTGTAGAGTTTGTGTCTTTAATAGCGCAGTCTGTGTGATATTCGTTGTCTAGTAGCTCTAGTGATGTAAATGTAGAACCGTCTATAGTTCTTTCACAAATGCAATAGACTTTTCTGTTCACCACAACAACATTCTTAAAGTCACCTTCTGTTGACCATTCAGACCATCCCTGCAAGTTTTCTTTGCGGATAGACATAAATACAGGCATCTTACCGTCTTCGTTGACCAGATACATATAAGCTTCCATCTGGTCTGAGGCTTCACGCTGAGACACCATTTGTGTAGGTGTCCCAATAATGTGTGGTGACAATAATGTAAGTGCATCAGCATTATATGCTTGGCTTACATCAGAATATACAAACTCTCTAATTGCACCTTTTGACTTAGTAAGAAACACCATAGCCCCATCAAACTCAACAGGTGTAACTTCACCACTACCATAAGAAGTCTGCTTCTTCACAGAAATAGTAGTAGGTGTCAAAGGCCTGTTCTCTGTAGTAGGAACAAACAGTTCCTGTTCAGATGTGAAGATGGTCAGATGTCTAAATGACCCAAGTGCTTTGATTTCAGATATCTGGTTTTCAGCAATTTGAATCTGAATTGATTCATCATCTAATGCTTCACCAGTATCAAAATTAAAAAACTCACCAGTCTTTGACATAAACAAATGATTAGGCAAATCTCTTGAACCGCCAAATATCAATCTTTGGTCATGGAAAGTAACAGAACGTGCATATCCTCTGCGAGAAGAAAACACCTGTTCTTTCCAAGTAGCTCTAGCATTTGTGTTAGCTACTGCCTCACTAAAATTACCAGTAATAACTGTAGTAGATACATAGGCTGTAACCTCAATATGCACTACAGTCCCAGCAGAATCAGTAAATTCAATATGGTCGCCTACCCATGAAGAAGAAAAAATAGCAGAGCTTGCTGTAAAGTTCTGTGAGCCTGTGTTTGAATTTTGCGGGGTAAGTGTTACTGCTGGGTCAATAAAACGATAGAATGGCTCGTAATGAGCAGTACCGCTATGTTCAAAGTCAAAATCAGCTAAACTAAATGTAGATGCAGATGTTCTGGTTAGTTCTTGCATATACATATCTGGATGTACAATAACCATTGTATCGCCAGACTGAGATACCTTTAATTCACCAATCATATCGGTTGTCCAAGGACAAGATGTAATGGTATCAGCAATATTGGTTGGGTCGGTTACATCAACAACATCTAACTGTGTATTGGAAAACAACAGAATATAAGCTTCATCTTCATCATAGATGTAGGTTTCTGTTTGATATGGTATATCGGATAGTTCTTGAAGATAACGCAGGCCACCTCTGCGCCTAATACCGCCTTGAGATAGAATACGAAAGTTTTTTAGGCTTTTTACGCCATTCTTATATGCTTGAGAATCAACCCTTGAGGACAGCAAGGGTGTAATCTCCCCTGCTGTAAAGTTGGTGTAAAACTGACGTAAAAGAGCCATTCATTATGTGCCTTCTATTTGCTGATATGCACCGACTCTTGCTCGGCTATAACGGTTCAAACGAATGCCCTGTGTCGTTACTTGCTGTGAATCTCTAGCTTTAGCTTTTCTAAACTGTTCATCTGCTAGTCTTGTATAAGAGGTAGCGACATCGCCTTTTCTGGTCACAGACAAAGCCAAAACAGAGGCAAGTCTAAAAATAACCCACATAGTAAACGCAGGAGGCCAATACTGAGTATCAGGCCTAAAGATATAATTAAGTACAACATCATCAGCTACTTCAGCATTGATATACACATAACGCTCATAAATGTCGTATGGTTGCGGTACATCGTCAATAGTGACTGTAAGTACCTGAACAACTGCTGGACTTGTTGGCAAGTTGTAAGCCGCATCCCATCTATCTACAGGTGCGGCAGTAAGCCTAGCTAATTGCTTCTGACCTGTTGCAAAGTTCCAGTTATGTTGGGCAAGGCAGTCAGTAACTACATCCTCGTATATTGTGTTAGCAACCAATGCTTCATCTGTAGCATCTGTAAATGAAGTCAAAGGCTCTAGTCCTATTAAGACCATAGCCTTCTGTGCAACTTCAATATCGGTGGATGGAGTAGTAGGCATTACTTACCGTATCCTGATTTTTTGTTACCCATAGTTTTAGAACCCTTTGGAGGATTTAAGCATTTACCTGCGGCTCTGCACTTTCCTGGATATGGACATGATTTACAAACTTTGAAAGCCATTATTTTACGCCTTTTCCTAAAGTTACGCCTTTACCAAAAACTACTTTGCCACCACGGACAGTTTTCTCTTTTGGGGAAGGTGAAGGGGCAGTTTTCACTGCCGCCTTCTTTGTTGGTGCTTTAGCCATTAGCGACTATCTGTTGTCATGCTAACGATGTCGCCTGTATCGACTACACCGCCAGAGTTTGAAACAACTGTTGCAATGCCAAAGCCGTTAGAAGCGTTGACAAAGATAACATCGCCAACATTGATTTCGCTGGACTTGTTATTAAAGTAACCAGCAGTATCAATGGTGTTCAGAGCATCGGCAGTAGATTTGTAGTGCCAAATATGAAAGCCGTTGCCTGAGTAGTTGACTAAGGTGAAGTCTGCGTCTACGAGTGCCATTAGAACCTCTCCTTATTTCTTGAGTTGCAGTTCATAACATGCATCTGCATCGATGAGGGTGGCATTCATTTGCATCTTATTCAGAACAAAGTATGCGTCCTTATCGTTGTGATACTGCATGTTTGATGAAACATCTGCGCCAATTGCATGACCCACTGCTGAAGAGTGCCAAGCAAAACACTTGCGGTCTACGTTACCAGAACCAGCTTCATCTAAGCCTGAGAACGGAAACCATGTAAAGCCCAGCCACTGCTTTGCAGTAATGGCGTTAGCAAATGGCAAGTTTTCTGTACCAATGTACTCAGCACGAGAGAACTCATCAATGTCCATCAACTGTGACCAGTTTTCCCAACCAACAACACAGTAACGCTGACCATCATCAGGAACATCGTTGTTACCGAATGCTTCCATCAGGCTAAATGCCCATGCCAGTGTAATACCGTTAGTTGTTTCGTTAAGGGTATTGGTAGTTGTATCCATTGCGGCCAGAATCAACTCGTCTGTCTTACGGCCTAGTGCATAAGCACCTGACTGCTGTGCGACAAGCATTTCATCGTGGTTAATACGCAGTTGGTCTAGATCATCCACCCACTCACCAGCAAAGTAATCCTCAAGGGTTACTGACACGTTTGTGTGATCAAGATTCATTGGTGCTACGTTACCATGGCGAGCCTTGGTTGTAGCAAAACCTTTACCGATTTTTTGGAAGGTGGTCTTATTCTTTACACCGTTAGCTGTACGAATAGTCCCACGCAACTTAGAGCCTTGACGCTGGTACGCCATGTGGACGCCAGATTCAAACTCCTCGATAAAGGAGGTATCAATTGTTGGTGTTGCCATAACACCCTCCTTTTACAAGTTACATTAAGTTTTGTTCTGTCTGGTTATCTATCTACTTGGGGTCGTTGCCGATTATCCCTTGCGTCAAGGCCTTCTAGTACAATCACAGTTTCATATAAGCCAAAATAAGAAAATTCACATTATCCATTTTGTCTTGCTAGTTGAGCAAACCCTGCCCTTACTTTTGAGATAAAAGCTGGGTCTTTCTCTTTCCAATAACGTGGGTCGTTTTGCATAGACATTAAGTCCTCACGACTAATACGCTCCTGAAACTCTGAGTCTGAAGTCATGTTGAACTGAGGCTGACCATTCAGTTCCATCAATTCTTCAAACAATTGAACCATACCAGCAGATGCTGGGACATTAGCAAATACGTTGTAGGCTTCTGCGCTTAGATTATTATGCGCCCACCCATCTACACGCTCTAAACGCTTTTCAGCATATTCGCCTAATGCTTCTGATTCTTGATTCCAATCAGGACCTCTCATGGCATCGATTTGAATATATTCATTCATTAAGCCATTAAATTCATCCTGAGATAAACCATAATTATGTGCTGTCTCTCTAAACCAATCTACCATTGGGTCATCATTAGCTACGCTGTACTCAATGCCTTCTGGTGCTTCAAACTGCAATTCATAGTCAGCAGGACTGATAGGTGCATTGCTTGAAGCTTCTTTGTTTAGCTCTTCTACAATTTGATTTCGTAAATCTTCTTTGCGTGTGTAAAACGCTCTTTCCAGTTCGCTATAGCTATTCGCAAGCTCTTCTGGCCTGTCAAACTTCTCTGGAAGCCAATCAGGTCTTTCTTGAGTAGTTTCCTGAGGTTGCTCCGACTCTCCAGTCTGAACCTCATTGGTTTCTACTTGTGCTTCTGCTTCTTCACTCATTTTTAGTCCCTATCTATTTTAATGGTTGGATTACCCATAAGTCTTTGGGTTCTTGCTTTAAGTTGAATTTTTCTTATTTCTTTGTTCCAATTGTCCAAAGATTTTCTAATATATGGAGCGTGTTGTGGACTGTAAGCCATTCCTCCTTTGTAGTTATCTTGCTTCATTTAACAATCCCACTTCCTTAGTGCTTTGTTGATACGGCTGTTAGGGTCATTAGCCGTCTTTTTAGATGTAAGCTTCTTTTTCATACCCATCATTCGCTTACAAAAACTTCTACGTCTAGCGGCTGCTTTCGGAGACTTCTTAGCTTGTTTAGCAGACACAGGACGTTTGATATTCTTACCCTGTCTACGCAAAGATGCACGACCTTTACGATTAAGTCCACCTTTTGGGTCTTTACCTTCTTTACGTTGCCAAGCTGGTGATTTAGCCATGCTAACCTCCAACTCTAAATTTCTTTAATCTATCGTCTTCGTTTACTCTTTTTAAAATGTACTTAACAAACTTGTCACTAGGACCGTCTTCCTCTTTATCTTCTCCAAATCCTTTTGGTGGACTAATTTTCATCTGAGGTGGAGGTGTTGGAAAACTATTTATTTTATTACTAACTTCCTCATAATATCTTTTAGATTGCAATTCTCTGCCTTTTCCAAGCCTTGATTGACTTGCAAAAAAATCTTCATAGGTTTGAGGACCCATTTTTCTTAATTGACGCTGTTTTTTGGGAGTGGTTTGTCTTGGCTCGTTTCTGCTCATTACGTCCTCGCATAGGTAGGTGTTTTACCACCACCGCTAGGGTTGGTAGCACGTTTACGAGCCACTGCTTTTTTCTTAGAGGCTGGACTCATAGATGCCGCTTTTGATGACGGAACGCATTTAGGATAACTGCGACCATCACCCTTAGACCGTCCACAGGGAGGATGCTTACCATCTTTCTTTGTGGATATATCTACCCATTTCTCATCAAACCATTTGGTGAGGCTCATGTTTTGTATGTACCCCCCATTTTCTTATACTGCTGTACCAGTTGACCCGAAGCATAAGCAGAAGGCCACTTTTTGACCCTCTTCTTAACAATAGCTTTTGCTCTTGCATATAACGCTGGGTTTGCTGGTTTAGCCATAATTTAGAAGCCTTCTCTTTCTGCAGAACTCATTCCAAAAGGCAAAGCTCCAACTTTTTGAGCATTTCTAAATCCTTTTATAATTTTTCTTTTAGACTGAATTGAGCGTCCTTGAATATCTTGTCTTGTTTTGTATCCTTTGCCTATTGCAAAGGCTTGAAAATCCAAGTCATCATACAAAACTTTTGTAGCTTTTTGCCCCATATTTTTTGTAACTTTTGGCGGTCTATTAATCATTTTGCTTTCTCCCTTGTTCACATCTAGCCTTCATAATGGCAACAATCCATCTAGCACCTTCTGCATGGGCTAGAGTTTCGATTCCAGTCCCTGCAGGATATACGTTATTCGTTGTGAGCGAGTCCAAGTAATGTAAAAAATCTTTTCCGATACCTGAGCCGAATAGACCATAGGCTTTACTATTAAGGTCTTTGTCAACTTCTTTGCTGTATCCACGACCATCGACTGAGACATTTATTCTCTCCTTCATTGCGGCATTCCTTGCTGCATCTGCATTAGCTGTTGCATTGTTTGTACATTTTCTTGTACTTGGCTTGCTTCAGCTAAGAGTTCCTCTTGAATACCGAACTTAGCGGCTAGATACTTTATCACAGCTTCTTGGTTGTACAGCATTGGAGTTATTTCAGGTCCGAAGGTAGAAGCGACTGTCTGCTGGAAGCGTACAAAATCAGACACGTCTTGCTGGTCTTGCGCTCTGAGGAGGGGTGAGACCGGAACGATACGCAATTCCCTGCCATCTACCTTCGGTATGTCTAACAGCCCCTGCTTCTTGTAGATGTAAACAACACGTTCTACTAGCGGCTGTAAAAACTCTTTCTGCATACGACCAGCTACAGCACCCATGTCTCTAGCTACATCAGCTAGTCTTTCAGATACTTCTGTGGCAGAAAGTGGTGTTCTTGCGTTAGGTCTGGTATCTAACTCATCAATAAACAACGCTTTGCGTACATTTCTACGCATATCGTCTAAAACAAGCTGTGCTACGTCAAATCTACCAGCACTCTGTAATGTGTCTATAGAAGACCCAGGACTTCGAGGGATAAAAGTTCCGGGCTGTATCGTGATGTTGTCAGGATTAAATACACCGTCATCATCGTATATATAACTACCAGCAATAGCCATTTCAGCATTTTCTAAAATCAACTGTACTGTTAAGTTTAATGTTTTAATTGCTGGCATGGCCTGTAGTAAAGGACCTCTACCCCATACTTCAAAACCAGACTTAGACCAGCGTGTAGTAATCCAAGGAATAGAGCCACGACCCTTGAATGTATCTTTGATAAGAATTTCGTTATCTGTCTCAGATATTAAGTAGTATGTGTATTCGTCTTTAAATTTGTTTGTCTCATCATAGATGGTAGCTTCTACAATCTTTGTCTTGCGAGTAGGATTGCGCTTTTGCTCAGACATCATCTTTTCAGAGTATTTAGCTTTAGGATATCGATGCTTTACTTCAGTAATATCCATATTGTTGTTCCATCTGAACCAATCGGAGACACCATCCATTCGACCGGGTAGTAAAGCCAAATTAGTTGGGGGTACAGATGAAAAATGTAAATCACCTTGGAAACGACCCTCTTCTACAAGAAGGTTCATAGTTCCAATACCTAAATCCTGAAGACCTTCATGCATCTCTGCATTGAAGTTAGAATTACGCAAACCTTCGTGAATGAGGTCTGTAATCCTATCCAATTCTTCATCTAACGATTTGCTTCTTAATTCGTCTGGAAACTCAGGACCGGGGGCGAGTCTAAATGCACGACCATTAGGAGGAAAAAACCCAAGTTGTAAGCGAGAAGCAAACTTAGGAAGACCAACAACAGCAGTTTCGTCATAGATATTCTCTGTTCTACGATTTGCACTGCTTTCCTGAAAAAAGCTCTCACGATGAGGAATAGCGTAATCATAGATTTCCTCCCACAAATCCGTCCAAGAGTTCCAACGACCCTTGGCCTTTTTGTATCTGTCCATGACACGTTTTAGTTCTTGCTTTGCGTCACCGCCAGAAACGGTTGGATTTCCGTCACCTTGTCCTGCACCGTACATGTTAGCTCCTTAAATTCCAGTAACGGAAGTACCCATAGAGCCACCACCAGCCTGTGTAGGCTGTGCCGCACCCATTTGTTTCCTACGAAAGCCTGTATAACCTTCCATACCAGCCGCTTGTAATGACCTACGACCAACTAAATTAGATGTAGCTTTTTTCTCGGCTTCCAGTTTGCGTTCTTCGTTTTCTTTTTCTACTCTAGCTAAACGCTCTTCTTCAGCCTTTTCAGCCGCAATTTGCTCTTGGCTTTTTTCCGGCATTTTAGGTTTTGAAAAAATATTACCCATTGGTATCTCCTTTTTTATCAAACATGAGTACAGCTCCATTTTTAAGCAATTCACAATAGAGCTGGTAAGGTGTTAGTACCCAAAACTTGTTTAACCCAACGATATGCTTAATAAAAGACACACAATACATTAATCTTGGCAGATATACTGGACTATCCTTTACTTCTACTTCTACACACGTCCAATAGTTCATCATATTTGCCCAAAGCAAGTCAGCATCATCATCTTTATAATTTTCAAATTTAAAACCATGCGTACTAAACTCATACTTTGTCCATATATCATGTTTAGTATCAAATCTTATGGCAAAAACGTGGCTAAAACCTTCTCTGTGCTTAGTAAAATGCTTCCACATTCCTATATTCTTGCTTTCGCAAAAGCATATTATCCACTTCACAACCCAGCTACCCTTCTTGATAGCTTGTTTCTAGCCTTTAATCTACCAAATGGCGTGCCGCCTCTTGTTACTGTAGTATGTGATGCTGGCTTATTACCACCAAAGATTACCTTACGACCCTCGCCCCCGCCCAAAAATGCATACTGAAGAGCATCATGTATGTGCGAAAATCTATTTTTAGAAGGTCGTTCTTCATAGCGTTCATTGCCCATGTGATATTGACGCTTATACTGATATCCACCTTCAAAACCTGCTATTAAAGTGGTGCAATTAGGGCTTATATTCATACACGGATAGCCATCAGACATACGGTTTAAAACACCTTCAACTGCTTCAACTCGCATAACTGCGTCATTGCTGGGAGCAGGGTGAGCATTAATCCCTGCCGCCCTTAGTATCATAAACGGTGTTTGCTCAGACGTCTGCGCCATCTGATTACCAGCAGGGTCACCCACAAATTTAAAACTATGCTTTTCCCAATCGTTCCTAGCGATTTCCCTTTTAAGGACTTCGGCAAATCGTCCAGCCCCCATATCTTGACCAATAACTTCATGGAATATCGTCCACCTTCCACCAAAACCTTGCTGAGTAAAGACAGCACTAGGGGTTCTTCCAAAGTCGATACCAACGATTACCTCAACACCATCAACAGGCTCAATAGGGGACTTTGATACATGAGTTTCTTTTCTAAAGGTCGCATACACTGGCTTGCCGTCCATTAGGGCTTGGTATTCATTCAGAACATATACTTTTACCCATTGTGGGGTTTTACCCAAGATAATCTTATCGTAATAGTCGGGCTGTATATTATTTAGGTTTTCAGCCTTTAAATTCTTCTCATATCCCTCTAAAGCACCCTCACTGCTACGCTTTTCCTTCATAGCACCAGCTTGAGTAAAGAATGTCCAATCATCAGGCTTAACTAACAATAACTTCTCATCAGCCGCCATATATTCAGGGGCAGGCACTTCACCAGCCATAATGCCCCACCAATGCGTTTCATCAGGAGCATTTGTATCCATAATAACGCCAAACCAAGTCGGACCACCATCACGCATAGAAGGAAAACGACCAACACGCATAGTACACGCATCAACGATAGATTTTGGAAGCTCTCTGGCTTCATTGAGCCAAACGCCTGTTAATTCCAAGGACAACAGCTTTTTTACGTCCTCTTGCTTGTCCAATGCTAAAAAGATGACTTCTAGCTCAACAGTAGTCTTATCTTCAAGTGAGAAGTTGACAAGATGCGTATAGGGAGGACTCCATACGAACTTGCCAACTTCGTCACCGAACCAATCCCTCCACGTCTTAATAGTCGTGGTTTTTAACTGAGGATTGGTATTACGAATGACTGCCCATCTTGTTCTGCGTACCCCAGCAGAATTAGGGGCTTGATTGACAGCCTTCCGCATTATCTCCATGCAACAAGTCACGGATTTACCAGAACCTACCGGACCTCTAATGCCCCTCACAAAAGAAGGGTCTTTCATAAATGCTTTCGCTATCGGTCCTGGGGGTTTATAATCTAAATTCAAAATCAGCCCCTATAGGTGAAAAAATATTTTGGGGGATATAGCTTAATGAAGTCTATTTCGTGTGTAGTTGACCTTTATATGGCATCGAGCCAGTTTTTCAAGGTCGGTGTTCATCATAAGCCTATACTAGCATTGGGTCCCATCTAGTCGACATTGAAGTTGATTTGTACAGCCGTACTAGGCGTTCTAACAACATCCTGTCTTAATCCTGCTCTGTCCATTAAATCCCTAGCGGCTTCAAGCCTTACATACTGTGACTTACTATTCAGCAGTTCTCTCATCGTTGCCATTGCTTGTGTTGCGTCCCATCCCAAAGTCATCATAGCCAACTGTTGTCTATACTCTATAACATGTTGTTTTTTCAGGGTTGTGTAAGCCCATGCTTTGTTTCTACCCAATGCCTTAGCGGCTTCACTTGGGTTGCAACCGTTATGCAAGATTAGATGCACTAACTCAGCTTGCGGCTCAGTCAGTTTATCATTCCCTGCTTGTGCCGTTGGAGCATGTTTCTCTATCTCATCCATTGGGACGATAGAGCCTTTATATTTCTCTTGCTGTTGTTTATCTGCTGTTGTCATTTCCAAGACCCGATTTGCTACGGACGTATTATAGTTATACTTCATCTATG